CTTCATAGGGGTTGTCAGCAAGTTCTTCTTGGGTAACGATGTAGCCCAAGCCGTATGCAACGTTAGTTAAACGAGTTACAAAACCTTGAGTCTCGGAGTCATAAACAACGCCTTGACCTTGTGGTTTTTGTGGAGCAAGACCAAAGCCAGTAGCTTGGACGTACTCTTCGTAGTTTTTGTCAGATGTGCTCGTGTCGAACAAGTCTGTGTATTCGATAGGATGTTCATTGTATGAACGACCCCACCAAGCCTTGATACCAGGCCACAGTGCTTTTGGAAACGAACCAGTTGTAATAATACCAGCCATTTTTTATTCTCCTAATTAAATGCCAGCAGATGGACGTAACATCTCTGAGTTGTTGAACAACACAAAGAAACGTACATAAGGCCCCAAGATGTTACCTGGGATTGGTTCAATTCCAACAATCTTCAATACTGCAGTAGAAGATGTGGTGGTACCTGTTAATACAGTTGCTGACATTTGATTTGACAATGAAGGAGCAGCTACAGTGTAGGATGCGTTCTTATTCATGTCAGTTGTTGCAAATGTAGTGCTGTCGCCTTGGATGCAATAGACTTGGTCTGGGTCATCGTTAACGAGCAGGTAATAGGCTTGTGACTTAGAAGCAGGAACGCTAGTAGTCGTCAAGTCAAGGTTTGTACCCTGAATAGAAGGGTTGTTAGGGTTAGCAATCAATACGCCAGTTACAACACCACGAGGTGTTTGACCAGACGCACATTTTGCAATTGCAGGGGTACCATTAGCATCACTGCCATCAACTGTGTAAACTGTGTCACCGATGTAATACGCAGAGGTATCTGTCGATGGAATGTAGTAAACACGTTGTTGCTGGTTGTTAACGCCACTTGTACCATAAATCACGGCTGAAAAGCCGAATGGTGCGTTTAAATTCGCCATTATGATAAAGCTCCAATTAAATTAAGTTTAGTTCCGTTTAATCGAGATTCCAGCGTTATAACGCCCATCTTGACCAACGGCTCCATTAATGTTTCCACTAGCAATCGCATCTTCTACTTGTTTGTTTTGAAGTTCAATCGTGGCCATATCTTCCTCGTGCCATTCATTTTTAATCTTCATCAAAAAAGCGTAAAGAACATCGCCTTGCTGTGTAGTTCCTACCTTTTGTTTGATTCTGTCACCCATGTCGACGTTTGATGGTGATACACCATTCTCTAACTCTGCCTCACCTCTTGTGACAAACTCATATCCGCTATCTAGTGCTGATTCAACATTTCCATCATCATTCATCCAACACATATGATGACCTGGAATATCAAACTTTACAGCCAAAGTCAGTCTTGGAACACCAATTGAGTTACGTCTAGGGCGCTGTGCCTGTGAACGAACTGTCTCGGTCTCTCGGTCAGATATAGACCGCACTTGTGTTTCAGGACTACTTTGTGTTTTGCTTACTCTTGGCATTATAATACTCCTAACTTATTTTAAGTGATTTTACTATAAATACAATGGTTATTCACCAAAATATTCTTTTAAATATGCTTCTCTTGTAATCAATCCCTGTTTTTCAAACTTCTGACAGGCTTGTTTAGCTTCTGGTGGCAAGTCGTTATATCCTTTACCACCTTTAGAATTAGCCTTAGGAGCAGTAGTTCCCTCTACAGGAGATGGGCGAGCACGGTTACTATTAGTAAACTTTTCAGGATACATCTTCTTAACACGCTTAGTAACTTCGTCCAAGAACTCAGAGCCAATCAATGTTGGGTTTTGACGCTTGATAACTTCACCGATTAAGTTAGCTTCATTAGTCAATTCTGTGTCTTTACCAAACCAAGTGTTATCTTCATTCCATTGAACAAAGGTTGGGTCAGGCTGGTTTGATGCACGAGCAGCTACAGGCTCAGGTTTTTGGGATTTAAGTTCGTCAATAGCATCATCAATCTGTAAAACCTTGTCACCGTCACCAGTAGAGATGGCTTCTTTCTTTTGGTCACGCAAATCTGACATGGCACGGTCATAAGCACGTTTTTCAGTCTCAGCGTGGAACTTCTTAAATTCCATCATTGTGGACTTCATTTCAGATACTTCACGCTTTAAGAAATCGTTGTCTTTACGCAACAGAGCATTAATCTCTTTACCTTTCTTTACAAAGGTTTCTGCGTCAACCCATTTGTCATCTGGGCCGTTATAGTCTTCTTGGGGAACCCAACCTTGACGTTTAGCTTCTAATAACGTTTCTTCATCAACCTCAGGTGTGGCATCAGATTGCACATCTGCTTCTTGGGAAGGTGAACCATCTAATGATTCGGCCGATACTTGTTCTAATTCTTCACTCATTTTCTATCTCCTAGTTTGGTAAGGCATATATCTAAATCGTTTAATACACGGTATTCTATTCCGTCTTCTGATTCGTCTGGCGTGATAAGCTGACCAGCGTAACGTCCAAACTTGACGTAGTCTCCGACTGCACACCAAGGTTCGTCTTGGTCGGAATAAGCAGTATTCCCAATTTCGACGACGATTCCACCGTCTTGACCAAGCTGTTCTCGTTTAGTAACGTCTTTGGGAATAATAATGCCGCCTTGAGTAACCTCTTCAACTTTGGTTACCTTTACCAAGACACGATGACCCGTTGGCTTCCAGCCACTTGAATTTAGTGTATCGCTCATTAGACCCCCGTAATATCTTCATAAGTCAAATCAAGAATTTGATTGATGGAATATACCCCACCCAATGCAAACTGATTTTCCCCGTCAGTTACAAACTGTCGATTAGCCCACGCCTCTTGGGTTTCAACTTTAGCCTTCTTTAAAAAATTAAAGAATTCCTCAGTTACGTGGTAGCTCTTCCATTCCTTGAATTCCTGCTCCGTCATTGCTTGATTCCTTATCTAAGTTTTGCATCATCTCTATTGACTTAATAATCCCATCTACGTGCGCTCTCTTGGCACCTATTTGGGCTTCTAACATAGCTATAGCATGACCAGATTGAACGCCATCTGCTTGTTCAAGTTCCAATACTGCTTTAGCCTGTAGCTCGGTAATCTTGGCTTGTTGTAGCTCTGCTTCTTGCATGAGTTTGGCAATACCAAGTTTAAATCTGAGTTGGTGATTCATCTGACGCTCATCGTTCTTCATCTTCTCGATTTGCATTTTTTCCGATGGGCCTGGCTTGATAGCGTTAGGGCCTTTAGGGTCAGGGAGAATTTGGTCAATAGCGTTTACTTTGAGTGCGTCTAAGTAACGCTTTTGGACTTCATACATATTGAAGCCACCAGAGGATTGTGCTAACTGTAATACGGCTTGTGCTTGCATCTGACGTTGACTATCTGAAACAACATTAGGGTCGGCAGCAGGTTTAACTAACTTCATATCCATAGAATAGTCGTCAGGCAACACGAATTGAAGTTCGTTGTTGTATTCAAACTCTACTGGCTCACTTGGCAGATAGAGTTGATTGAGACGGTATAGCTTTTGGAATTCTTCTTTCATGGCTCTCCAAGTACGCTTGTAGATACCATTAAATACTTTCATACCCTGCTCTACTACGTTACGACTTGTCTCAGCAGGAGTATTTTGACCAGGGCTTACGCCTGTCATCATATCGGTTGCACCAGCAATACGCTCACCATAGTTGATAAGAAGTTGCAATAACTGGAATGACACACCGTTAGGTTCACGGATAGGCAATGGGAAGATGTTGGCACGGAGGTCATCGCCTGTGCTGTCTACACGTTTCCACTCATGTGGCTTGAATGTGTAGTCGCCACCTTTAATCTTAACGCCACGACCTAGGAATCCACCGCCAGTAACGCTCATCGTACCAGCATCAATCAACTGGTTAACAATCGTGTTTACTGAATCATTAGTAGGCCCAAGCAATACGCCAAAGCCAAGGTCATAGAATCCACCGTCTGGGCTAGGAACAAAGCCATACTTTGTGAAGTACTGTTCAGGCTTAATTCTGATAATTTCACCGTTGTGGTACTCAATTGAGTCTTCAAAGTAACGGGCAACGATACGGTAGATTTTGCCAGTGTCTCTACGGATGTAGGCAATGTACGGCTCTTTGTATCCATCTTCATCAAAGTCATGCCAAAAGTGAGTTTCAAAAAATTCGTAAGGAGTATCAGGGTCACCTGATT